CCGTGCCTTTTGTATCACGGTAGACCCTGAATGGGCCAGAGTTATCTTGCTCCAGTCGCCAACGTCTTAGGGAGGCTAAGGTGTCTTGCGTATTGGAGGCCATTTGGATATTCTTTCCCAAATGGATTCTACTACCAGTGTCAACCCCACTGGGCTGCCATGGCGTTGGCGATGCCTGTGTAGGTGCGGCTACGTTCTTTCCAGCGGTCAGGTCCAGGGGGCATACGGTGGACTTTGTTTTCGCGACCTTCAACGACATTTGTAGGTTCCAACAGCGGAAGATTCTTTAGCCATAGGCAAGTGGCTTTTGTCTCCCCGTGCCCAAATTGCCAAGGTTGAATTATTTGACTGGGTTTTCTTATGCGACTTGAAATTATGGATACCGGATTTTCTAGTGCTATACGTTCCACTGGAGCATCAAGTAGCAGTCGAACAAAGTCAAGTGCTTGTTGCTGCTCTATCTGCTTGTCCTTGAACCACCGGGCTCCGCTTACGGCTAAATGTGTGCAGGGAGGATGTGCGATTAGCAAGTCCCAATGCTGATTTAGCAGGTCTTCAACGGGGCCTTGGTAGTGATTACCTCTCTCTCTCTCTGAGGGTAAAAGGTCGCAGCTCCAAGCGTCCCAGCCTTTGGCGGTGAAGGCGTCGCGGACACGGCCGCTGTATTCGCAGGCAACAAGTAGACGTGGCATGGTGTTAAAAAAGCCCCCGGTAAAGGGGGCCTTGGTTGGGTAGGTATCAGGCAGCCTTGAATGGGTTGCCGCCGGTTAGGAGGCGGCTGATGTCGAAGCCGTTGGATTTGGCCTCCAGCCAAGCGGCGTCGATGTGTTCTTGGGCGCCCTTCTTGCGGGGGACTGGGCGGAGGGTGTACTCAGTCAGGAGGCCCGAGCCCTTTTTGCTGAGTTGGAAGTCCCAGGCGAGGAGTTCGGCGTAGTCCTCCATCAGGCTGATGTGATCCAGCTCTTTGAGGATGGATTTTTGGGTCAGGGAGAGGACTTGGACGGTGCCAGCGTCGAAGCTGTAGACCGGGACCGCGATAGCGAACTTGATGTCGGCGGTGCCGGGGCCGCCACGGCCTTCGCGGGGCTCGAAGTCGCCCATCTCAGCCACCACGTCCTCGTAGGTGGGCTCGAAGTCAAAGCGGAAGGGCTTGGATTTGCCGTCGGAGCTGGTGCCCCAGGTTTCGTAGAACTCCAGGGGCTCCTCGGAGAGGAGGGCGAAGCGGACGCTGCCGCCGTCGGGGAGTTTGGAGACTTGCAGGTAGCCGCCGCCGGTGCCAGTGCTGGAGACGGTGGCTGAGGCGTTTTTGGAAAGGAATCCCATTGGTGTTACAGGGTGATGTGGTCGCCGGTGTCGGCAACCCTGTAACAGTAGCACGGGGTTGGGCGGGGGGCTACTCTGAGAAAATGCCCCAGCTCGGGCGACCGGCCGGGGCATAGGAACATTCTCGTGTGAGACTCTAACATGTCGCAAGGTAAGACGCAGGAGCTGTTGGCGTTTGTGCGCCAGCTGCCTGCTGGGATCGCGTATGCGCCGATCTACAGGCAGGGGGCGGCGATCCAGTCCGGGAAAATTTCAAAAGGCAAGACGCCGCTGGAGAAGTCGCACCACACGGTCATGGGGCCGGCGGATGTGGCGCTCCAGGTCGAGCGGAGGCCGGAGGTGTTTCGGGCGGTGGGGGCGTTCACTGGTGCCCGGAGTGGGGGGCTGGTGATTCTTGACGTGGATCGCAACCTCTCCAGGCTGAAAAAGAAGTGGGGAGAGACGCTGGAGGGTGCTCCAGTCGTTACTTCGACCAAGGCCAATGCGGCGAAGTACCTGTTTCGCGTCCCAGAGGCTCTGTGGGGCGTTGTAAAGGGCTTTGGGTTGTCGGATACCGGGGCGGGGTATGAGGTGCTGTGGGGGCGCCAGGGCGTCCTGTACGGGGCTTATCCGGGCTCCAGTGATGGGAAGGCGCCGGAGGGGTTCTATGGGTTTGAGGGGGATCTGGAGGCCATTCCAGAGGCTCCAGGGTGGTTGCTGGCGGAGATGCGCGATCACGCCGGGAAGGAAGTGGCTGATGGCGGATTCATTAAGAACCGGAAGGCGCTGGATTTCTCGGATCGAGACCCTGCTGAGGTGGCTGAGATTGTGCAGTCGGCGCTGATGGTGATTCCGGGGCAGGGGGCCGGGAGTCGGGACCATTGGGTGAAGGTGGGCATGGCGATCCACTCGGAATTGCCGACTGACCTTGGGTTGACGTTGTGGTCGGCGTGGTCGGCGGAAGATCCAGAGTTTTCTCAGGATTGGGTGGATGGGAACCCTTGTGAGGAGGTGTGGAAGAGTTTTCGGAAGGGGGCGGTGAGTCTGGGCTCGCTGTTCTGGCTGGCGGACCAGCAGATGCCCGGAAGGCTGTGGCTTTCTGAGGATCTGCGGAAGGTGGTGGCTGAGGTGGAGGCCGATAACGTCACCAGGATTCGGCAGGTTGTTATCACTTATGCCGAGGTGATTAGGCGGGCGAAGGAGATCCAGCAGATTCAAAACCCGGCGGAGGCGGCACATGCCATGAATGTGCTGGCCTTGGAGGCTGGGTACAGGGATGCTGGGGCTCTGGAGCGGTTGCTGATCGCTCAGATGCAGTTCGAGCAGCAGGATGACGAGATGGCGATGAGCAGGCTGCTGGAGAAGGATTTGAAGTTTGAGTATCTGATCCCGGATCTGCTGCCGTGTCCAGGGACCGTGATGATCCACGGGGCTGGTGGGGACGGCAAGTCCATGTCGGCGTGGACGATTGCCAAGCATGTGGCAAGGGGGATTCCGTTCTCCGTGCGGGGTGATCTGGTTCCAGTGCAGAAGGGGGCGGTGCTGATCCTGAATGGCGACCAGAGCGAGGTGCAGGTTCAGCAGCAGCTGCGGGATCTGGAGTTCCAGTCGGAGGATCCGGTGACGGTGGTGATGGGGTGGGATTTGAACTGGTACTACCGCTTTGTGAAGTTGATTGAGAAGCACCAGCCGAAGTTGGTGATCATCGACTCGATTACTGGGTGCAGCAGGGGGTCGGCGTTTGATGAGAACAAGAAGGAGTTTGCGAGTCCGATTTATTGGCTGGCGAACAACAACGGGCGGACGTTCCCGGCTTGCACGATCCTGCTGATCCACCATGCGAACAAGACCGGCGGGTTCCGGGGCAGCACAGCGATCAGGGATGCCTGCGACGAGTGCTGGGGCCTTCGGAGACCCGACAAGCGACAGCTGGAGCAACTGGGGGGCAACACCCGTCTCATCACCGTGGAGAAGTCTCGGGCGGGGCGGGACGGTTCCAAGCTGCTGATGAAGCTGGAGAACGATCTGACGTTCTCGCTGGCGGACTACGTGGAGCTGGATGGCGACAGCGCCAGTCCGGCGTCGATCGTGGACCGGGTGCTCCAGCGCCTTAGGGCTGCGTATCCCCGCGCTCTGAGCCGCGCTGACCTGGCTGCGGACCCCTTGTGCGGTGGAAGTGTCACCGCCATCCGTAAGGCGCTCCAGAGGCTCGTTTCGAGGGGTTTGATTGAGGTGGGGGGTAGTACCGCTGGAACTGGGGGGCAGGCTCACTTGTTCCAAGCTGTTTCTGCCTCGCGTGATATGTGTGTGAATATGTGTCCCACCTATGAAAAACCTAGTCAGGGACTGGAAAGTAAGGTGGGACAGCCTGTTGACGTGTCCCACCTTGTCCCACCTTCGGGGGAGGGAGATGGGACAAGCTGGGACACCGCCCCTACGTGTCCCACCCCAGAAACCAGTGATACCAGTGGATCTGGTCAGGTGGGACAGGTTTTGGAGGTATCCCCAAGGGGGGAACAGCGATCAGAGGCTGAGCTGGAGCAGCTGATGCAGGAAGCCGCACGGATGTGGGAGTGATGGGGCAGTTCACGTCGCCTAACTTTTTCCTAGGGCTGCTGCGGGTTGCCGCATGGCTGTTGTGGAGGGATCCAGTGGCTAAGTCCGATGCGCCCCAGCCCAAGCCGCCCAGGAAGCCCACGCTGGGGTACACCGTGGGCGACATCCCCTTTGAGCTGATGGCCGTCGTCAGGGTGGCCTGGTACCGCCGTGGCAAGGCTTACGAGATCGAGGAGTACCAGATCGCTGAGTGCCCGGACGCGCAGGCCCAGTTCCACTACATCGTGGGTGGGGCGCTCAGGCAGGGGGCCGACGTCTGCGTGCTGACCCAGTACCAGCCGGAGGAACTGGGGGTGCCAGTGTGAAGAAAAACAACAGCCCGGTTTGACGCTGGGCTGTTTCTGTGTAACGCTAAGGGCAAGCCCGGAGAGACGGGCCCCGTGTTTCTGTACTACACATGGCAAGCACTGTTATCGACAACGACAAGTTGATGCCCTGGTACCGAGCCGTCCTCTGGGCGGTGCTGGTGCAGCAGGAGCAGATCAAGCAGGCCGAGGACCACGGTCTCGACGCCTCGCTCCACAAGAAGCGCCTGGCTGAACTGCAGGATCTACAAGAGTTCCTGGACGCTGCCTGGCGGGCATGGCTGGACACAATCGCTACTACACCCGAGGAAGTCAAATGAGTCGCGTACTGAGCATTGAGGATCTGCAGTTTGATGGGGACTACCTTGTCGTTGAGGCGCTTGTCGATGATGCTGTGGTCGTGCGTCCGCAGACGCACCTTGACCCAGAAGAGTGGGGGCCTGCCTTGTGCCGAGGCTCCTTCGAGCTTCACGATGAGGATTTGATTCCTGCAACTGATGCAGAACTACGCGACCTCCTCTCAGAGAGGATTGATGACTGGGCCCCACTCGACACGTCGGATTGGGGCGACTGAGGCCCGCGAGCTTCGGAACCAGCCGGACTATGACGACTGGAGCTACGGAACCGAACCCATCCCAGGCGACACGTACTGGGTCCGGGCTCGGACTCTGACCCAGCTGTATCGCCACCTCATCTATGTGTTCGCCACCAGCGATACGATCAGCTCCAGCCGTCTTGCCCGGATGGCCATTCACGAGATTCTCAAGTTGAGTCTCACGGATCTCAACCACTTCAAGCACCAAGACCCTAAGTTCTTTACCTGAGCACCGATGACTTCTTCAAGTTTCAATCTTGCGATGCAGCAAATCCATCCCAACTGGTATGACCACATTGATGCCGTTGAGGCCGCTATGCGCCAGGAGCAGGCGGACTGGGCGGTACGCGCTGACTATGGCTGGGATGGTGATGATGGGGGAGAGTGGGGGCCCAACCCGCTCCAGCCGGATGAGATGATCCTGGAACAGGACTGGGCGGATACGCTGGGGCTGCCTTTCCCGGAAGACTTCAGCCCCGCTGACTCTTATCTGTACGAGTTGATGGGAGTCATCGGTAAGTACAAGAACGACCCAGCGCTAATGGCGCACATGGTGGCGCTTAGGGCTGCCGAGCTTCTGGCTGCTATCGGGCAGCCGACTCATGGCACGATCTGCCACTCACTTCGCAACTCTTATGTTGTCCAACAAGCCAATGTCTGACACAACGATGGTTCCTTTTTACAAGTCGTTTCTGCTGGGGCAGACGGTGTATCTGGATCAGATTCAAGGACTGCCGGTGCGGGATCTTGAGCTGCTAAATGTAGATACGCTGGCGGCACTGGAGGAGGCGCGGCATAGGTATGCCTCGCTCGAAGACAAGAAAACTGATGATGCTGGGGCGGCGTACCGGCAGGTCAAAACGGCCGGATACTTTCAGGCTGCTATCCAGATCGAGCTGGGGAAACGCTGATGATGGGGTATCTGATTTGGCTGCTAATGATGGCGACCGCCTTTCTGGCGATCGGCAATCATCCCTGGCTGGCGTTGATGGCTATGACGCTTTGTTTCACGCTGAGGTGCTGTTGCAATGACTGATCCGATTACCCCACCGCCGGAGCTGGTGCAGCAGTGGTATAACGCTATAGACGATTCATCCACATCGTGGAATCGGCAACTAATCATTCGCGCCGCCCAATGGGGTGCTGACCAGGAGTTGGAGGCGTGCTGTGAGTTGATTTTATCAGAACTTCGCGGACAGTTACGACCAGCACAACGGATTGTTGACGACCTCCGCGCCGCCCGCCGCCCCAAGCCGCCGAGCTTGAAGGAACAAGCGCTTCGTGCAGCGGATTTGCTTTTTGATCATTCTGAGATTGGCGAGCGTGCATTAGCCCAAGCCACCGTCCGCCGCGCACTGGAGGCGTTACCTGAATGACTGAACCTCTCTCCCCCGCCGCCAGGGCGGTGCTACGTGCCTACATGAACAACTGTGGTTGGCTAGACGGCCCTCTCAAAAAAGACTACCAATGTGCCGCCGCCGTCCTGCGAGCTGCTGCGGATCAGGTGGCGTCCCCCATCCCGGACGACTGCACTGCCGGCGTGTTCAACCGCCAGCTCAAGATCCGAGACGAGCTCCTCGCCATCGCCGCCGAGCTGGAGGCTGGCAATGGCTGACTTTCGTGCGCTGTGCGCTGAGCTGGTGGAAGCACTGCACGCTCACACCTCGCTGTACGAAGGGCATGAATGCGATCTTGTTACCCGCGCCCGCGCCGCCCTGGCCCAGCCCGAGCCAGTGGCGCTGACGGATGAGGAGCTGGATGGGCTATTTGATGCTCATTGCTACACGGATGATTTTGGTACTCATCTAATGGATGCTGCCTGTTTCCGTGACGGCGCCCGCGCCGCCCTGGTCCAGCCCGAAGGCGCAGGGGCCGACGGATGAGGAACTGTGTAAGTTTTTCCGTGCAAATGATGACCTAATGCGACACTGTGAGGCGGGGACTGATTGGGATGAGCCCTTGATGGCGGAGCATGAGTTTCCGGCGGTTGCCCGCGCCGTTCTCGCCCGCTGGGGTCGCCCCGCCATCGAGCCGGTGCCATGAAGCCGCTCCAGCTGTACCGCGTGGCATTCAGCCATGCCGCACCGCTCCACCTGATGGCCCGCAATCCTGCTCATGCCATCAGTACGGCTAAGGAGTTGTGCCCCAATGCACTGTTTCTTAGCTGCTGCCTGGTTCCCGAGTGGGATGACCATGAGGGCGATCCTGTACTACACTGCACCCGTTCTGAACCATGAACATGCACATTCTTTCTGAGCACCAGTTCCAGTTGATCACGCAAGCTCTTGACGAGGCCCGTGCCGCGCTTACTCAGTGCCAGCACGTCGAGCTGGATCTGAGTAAGCCGAAGCAGACCGTCTCGCTGCCTGCCGGTGAAAAGATCACCCGCAAAGTCCAGTCTCAAAGCAAGACTCGTAAGTCCAGCCGTGGGAGGCGGGGAGTGTCGTCGCTGACTGAGGGCAAGGTGCTGGAGATCAAGCGGCAGTTGGCAACTGGCGGTAAGTCGGTGGCCAAGATTGCGACAGAGTTTGGCGTGCATAGCACCACCATCAACAACATCAAGTTCGGCAGGACTTGGAAGAGTGTTGCGCTCCAGCAGACCGCCGAGTTGGTGGGCTGAGCGTGACGATTCTCCCTGACGTGGAGATCTTGACCCTGGTTCGCCGGGGTCTTGTAACTCCTTTTGATCATGAGCTGGTGAATCCGGCGAGTCTTGACGTGAGACTTGGCGAGAATTTGCTGGTAGAGGTTCCTGAAGTACCGGCGTTACTTCCTTTTAGCATTGCTCGCCACACGCAGGAAAAGCCGTTTTTGCTCGGGCCGCATGACTTTGTGCTGGCTGAGACGCTGGAGGAGTTTTATCTGCCTGACTGTATTGCTGGGCAGCTGACGCTTAAGTCAAGTCGTGCCAGGGAGGGAATTGAGCATTTGCTGGCGGGGTATGTCGATCCTGGTTACAAGGGGCGGCTGACCTTGGAGCTGCAGAATGCGCGGACTATGCACCCGGTTCCGCTTTGGCCGGGGATGCGGATAGCTCAGTTGGTGTTCCACAAGCTGTCGATGTTGCCGAGTAAGGATTACTCGATGACGGGGCGGTATTACGGCGACAAAACTGTGCAGGGATCGAAAGGATGAGTGACCCCGTAAACCATCCGACTCATTACACCAGTGGCCAAGTCGAGGTCATTGATGTAATTGAGGATTGGGTGAGGTCGGCTCCAGATGCTGTGGTTGGTGGGCTGCAGTGGCAGGTCAT